TGTAAAAGGTGTTAAAGACGGACTTAGCAAAATCATGTGGCAAGACGATAGTCAGGTAGTGGAATTGACAGTAAGAAAGTTTTACAGTCTTTCACCTCGCGTAGTGGTTTGTATCAAATACTAAACCAAGGGAAGTGAGCATGTGGAACGGATAAAACCAGACTTAATTATGGTGGTTTGTGAAAATGATGAATGCAAAGAACCGATGTTTATCTCGTTGATTCAAGAGGCCTGTTTAAAATACTTTTCTGCTATGGTTTGTCACCGATGTGGTCATAGACATACCGATCTAGCTGAACTAAGAGAATTCTCAAAGAAAACTAGAAATTATGAGAACGACTAATCCTATGAAACGAGGCGGAAGAAATGACTAAATTGGTTGTTTTGATAAGTGTAATAGGTATGATAGCTGGATTGATTCTTTGCATTTCTGCTCCAGAAAGTAATACATGGTTTGTTATTGGTTTTAGCTTGTTTCTTGGCAACATGTCAATGTTTTATCTAGCTCTAAAAAGAGGTGCGGAAACGGCGCGTGAAATCAAATGAACATGACCAAGAACGGGATTCCAATCGCCACTAAGCATAATCAAGTAAATTGTGGCAAACCATTTCAAGCTACACATAATCCGCACACACTTTTCGTGACTCTTTACCGTAGAGAAGAGTTTACTCCTGTCTGGTTAGTGCTGCCATTTATCAAAAAAGAAGTCAAGCAGCTAAATCGTGAAGGTTGGCATGTTGAAGAGGTTTGGAAGAAGCGTGAATGAAAAGTTAAGTATCCGTTGACGAAAAAAGCGAAGTAAGAGAGGGGATTATTTTATGTTGAAAGCTTACGTTGTATCTGAAAATAGAAATTATGAACATAGTGCTTTAGTTTTTGCTGAAATTCCAAACAAAGCAAAACAAGGGGCATTAGGAAATGACAACTTATGTGACTACGAATATATCGAATTGAGTGCTAAACGTGCTAAATATGCAGATGGGTACGAAAATGCTACCGAAAGAGAATTAATGATTTTAAACATACAAAACGGTTGGTGGTACGAAATTGGTGAGCAAAGGATTACTTCTGATAACTTGGACGAGGTCTTAGCAAGTGGGATTATTTAATTCGCAGTACAAAAGAAAAAGCTCGGTTATTTAAACCCGAGCAATCCCAATAAAGCCGAAAATAGCATCGTGATTAGAGCTTCAGACCCTGCAGGAATTGTTTCCAATTCTAAGTAAGTTCGTTCACTCGTTTTCTCGAATTTCAGTTTCATCTATAACAACCTCCATCCCAACATCGATTGCGGTGTGAGGACCAGAGCGTATGTAGTCATCACGGTGCTATCAATTTCGGATTCGGAAGAGCTAATTAATGGAAATAGTTCATTTTCATTCTAATGATTTTAAAAGAGTTTGACAATATTATTCTCACGACATCATTCGATCATTCGATAGTTTGCGGAAAGGGGTAGCACATGCAACAACTTAATTTATTTCGCGAAATAATCGTTGACAACTTTGCAGGCGGTGGCGGTGCAAGTACAGGAATCGAAATGGCTACTGGTCTATCAGTAGATATTGCCATTAATCATGATCCAGACGCTATTGCTATGCACAAAGTAAATCATCCAGACACGGAACATTATTGCGAATCAGTTTGGGACGTGGATCCTGTAAAAGCAGTGAAAGGTCGCAAAGTTGGATTAGCATGGTTTAGTCCGGATTGTAAACATTTCAGTAAAGCTAAGGGCGGAAAGCCTATTGAAAAGAAAATAAGAGGTCTTGCATGGATTGCAGTTAAATGGGCTATTGCAGTAAAACCACGGGTTATAATGCTTGAAAACGTAGAGGAATTTAAAACTTGGGGACCATTAAACGATGAAGGATATCCTGATATAACTCAAAAAGGAAAAACGTTTGTTTCTTTCGTGAAAGCTTTAGAATCACTTGGTTATAAAGTGGAGTTCAAAGAGCTGCGTGCATGTGATTACGGGGCTCCAACCATTCGGAAAAGATTCTTTATGGTTGCCCGTCGTGATGGAAAACCTATCGAATGGCCAAAATCAACTCATGGAGATCCATTAAGTTTAGAAGTGCAAGCAGGAAAGCCTAAACCTTGGAGAACCGCATCAGAAGTTATTGATTGGTCAATTGGTACACCCTCAATTTTTGGGAGGAAAAAGGACTTATCAGATAACACAATGAGACGAATCGCTCGAGGCATTCAAAGATTTGTAATCGATAAACCAAACCCCTTTGTTGTCCGAATTGGTCAAACTGGTTTCGGAGGCGATCGATTGCAATACGAACTGGATAAGCCTTTAACAACAATCACGACGAAGGCTGAACATTTGCTAGTGACACCATTTATTTCTAGTTACTACACAGAAACATCCGAAAACGGGGTTAGAGGATTAACGGTTATAGAGCCACTTCACACAATTACTGCAGGTGGAAATCGTTTTGCTCTCATATCGGCATTCATTGCTCAACATTTTGGAACATCAACAGGACACATTTTAGATAAACCATTAAACACCATAACAGCTGTTAATAAAGCTAGTTTAGTAACGGCATTCTTAACAAAATATTATGGTTCTGATGTAGGACAAGCAATTGATAATCCACTTCATACCGTGACCACTAGAGACCTTTTTGGTCTTGTAACTATAAAAGGTCAAGATTATCAAATTGTTGATATTGGAATGAGAATGTTACAACCACATGAGTTGTTTGCAGCTCAGGGTTTTCCTCAGAATTATATTATCGACCAGGACTCAGAAGGCAAAAATTATTCAAAAGCAAAACAAGTTGCGAGATGCGGTAATGCAGTTCCTCCACCATTTGCAGATGCATTGGTAAGAGCGAATCTACCTGAAATGAGCGTTGTGAATTCGAGGTATAAAGTGGCTGTAGGGAATTAGAAAAAAGCCACCTTTATCGGTGGCTGCTTTGCGCAAAATCAGTTACTTGAATAATTCATAAAAACCTAAGTTCATTGGAATTAACCAAACATAAAGGCCAAACAAACAGATTGGTCCTATTAGAAAGTTAAATATTCCACGTGGCAATATCCTTTGAAACAGTAGTTTATAAATAATTGCAAAAAGCAATATCGTAACAAACAGGATAATAAGAGGCCAGATAAATTGCATTTGATTAAAATTTACGCCTTCAAACATATTAGTGTATTCCATGTATTCACCACCCACTAAATTTTACTAATTAAATAATACTGCAAATTAGTAAGAGTGGCGAGACGAAATTGCGGTTTCAAAAGTAATCATAATCTTATTAGCAAAAGAGTTTATAATTTATTAATTTATTGAAGAGTCCATCAACCGTTGGGATATAAAGGTTTGCAAAGAAAAAATGCTGATTCTCAGTGAAAAACCCACGAGAATACAGCATTTATGAACCTTAATGTTAAGTTATTTTATAATTTATTCATGTGGCTAGGGAGAGCTAAAATAGTCTCCTTTCGCCACAACATTAATTCACCTGTCACTTAAATTATTATAAATTGAAAACTTTTTTGGATTTATTGGACGTAATGAATCGACTTTGCTTATTAATAATTTCTATTGATGTAGGCAGCAATTAAAATTACAAGCAAGCCACCCAGCACTTCAATAAATAAACTGATAACCAGAAAAACAATATCCACTTAAACCACCTCAATCTTTTGATTCAGGCAAATAAAAGTGTGGCTTTGGTAGTATATGATTTATTTGAAAATTAATTCGTAGTTATTCGAAATAGTAAAGGATGAGAAAAGTGAACATCCCAAAAGCAACAGCTGCTGATGTCGCGCAAGCCATCTGTCCAATTGTTAAAGTTGTGAAGGACAAAAGAAAATGAAATACCACTTATTCGAAGATAAAAAGTTCAATTTAAAATTCGATTTCACTGAACAAGAACTAGAAGATTTCGTGGAGCTTTGGAAAGGTGATATTAGTGCAGAAAATATCGCCACGAAAATGAAAAGAAAACCACTTGAAATTGGATTATTAATAATCGATCGTGCAGAAATGGGATTGATTAAACAACGTCCAAGAGGCATTGATGGATTATAAGTATTAATGGGAGGTTTACTATGAGAATGAAAGAAATAAATATTAGTTCCAATGGAGTACTAGAATTGGATATAATAGAATTACCACCAAGTTGTGTAGTGATAATATCCGATGGCAAAATAAAGCTCTCTGAACTTCCTTCATTCGCTGAAACGAAGATTACAACACATCAAGGGAAGGTAACCCGCGTGAAGTGGGATGAGGGGGAAGCGTTTTGACAAAAGATAATATAGTAACGAAAACTGTTGGAGCTTTGCATGTCGTATACTTATCAATAATTTTCACTGGAGTAATTGTATGGTTAATTTCATATATTTTTGTTGGTTCCAATTATGCAGGATCATTACTTAATTTTGCAGCAACACTTAGTTCTATACTTTTAGCAGTAATAGCAATAATCATCACATTGATTGACGTAGCAGGGCAAAGAAATAATATTTTTGATGTGAAAAGTAGTATTGAAGAATTAAAAATTGTCTCTAATGACATAGCTAAAATAGTTGAAGAGTTTGAGAATAGAAATCAATTAAGAAATGATGAAATGTTAACAATAATTTCTCAGTTCAATGAAACTAATGCAAATCATAGTAAAAAGTTTGATGATATTACTGTGAAATTAGATAAAATTTCTCTTACTGGAGAACCGAAATCTGATATAGAAGAAATTAAACGTGAAATAACTACTATGAAGGATAAAATGAAAAAACCTTATTTAACTACTCAGACTGAAAATCCAAGTCTCGCAACATATTTTAAGGATTTCAAAATCGACCCTTCTAACGGTAATGCGCTTTATCACATTAATAATGGAGAACTTATTAAAAATTACGCTAAAGAATAATAGTCCCACTAGTAACCTAGAGGACACCTAACAGTATTACGCTGTTTTGGTGTTCTCTTTTTTAATTCATTAAAAGGGGGTAACGAAATGAAAGCATTAAAAAACTACCTGGACTTATGTACCGAAATTGAACTAATCGAATTGGACTTAGAAAGAGTCGATGCAGATATGGATTATTGGTTTGGTAAAGGTAATATCATGCTGAATAGTATAGGTGCTGATAAATTCGGATCTAAAGAAGCAATTGAGCGAATTGAATTTCTGAATAACAAAAAGCATGGCATTTTAAAACGTTTGGAACATTACAACGAGATGAAAGCTGATTACGAAAAAGCTTTAGGTAAACTCACTGAACTTGAAAAGAAAATTGCGGTGATGAGAGTTGTTAAAAACATGACGTTGAAGGAAATCGCATTCGACTTGAAATATTCGGAAAGTCATATTCGCAAGCTATCTATAAGAGTGAACAAAATGATACACATACCATTGACACATGATGTGTTACTCTTTAAATAAGGAGTATACAGTACGCAACATGAGTAGGGTTTTAGTGAAGTATATTAATTAAGTCTAATTAAATAAGCGAAATCTAAAGCGTCTGGGCAAAGGTCTAGACGTTTTTTCTTTAATTGATATTTGTATAAATTATATTGGTAAATACATAATACAAAGAAAAGGTGGTGTTAAAATTGAAAAAAACTACAAAAGATATTACAGAAGAATTATTGGGACGAGAAGGAATATCTTACTTGAACATTGAACCTTACGAGAAAGTAACAATAACAACCGGTCAAGGAGAACAACATATCACGGGACCGGCAATTATCATTATAAATCAAGATTAGAGGCGTCTATATCGGTAGACGTCTTTAATATGTTGCGCATGATAACTTCCATGAGAAGCTGCGTTTAATAAACCAGTATAAACATGAGCAGGCACATTGAAATAGTCATAAGTTCCACTGCGGAATTCAATTCTAAGTGTTTGATCTGATTCATCGTAACCAACCCGTACCAAGTTCGAGGAATTCACATGTTTCATAATCATTTTTTCTCACCTCCTGATAATTACAATTCGACAAAAATAAGGAAAATCCTTCGTTATAGCATAATGTATTGTGCAAATGGCATTGGAATAAAGGAATTCTTGTGATATATGCCGAATAATGTCATATTGGAGGGATTTAAGATGACTATGAAAATTGTGATTGAAGAAGAAAACTTTTATGACATCCTCGAAAGCAAGATTTACAATGCTAGTGACAAAGAATTTATCGACTTCATTGAAAAAGAATTTTATCAATTAAAATCACTACAAGTGAATAAATATAAAAATAATCTAAAGCAATTAAAACTTATGGATCCCGAATTGTTTTCCACTGTAATAGCGCGATTAGCTTATTTAGAAGAATCAAAAGATGCGCTTAAAAGCATGACGTTTTTCTCTGGAATTACATTTCTTGTGATTTCGGCTTATATGGGTTTTGTTGAGACAACTATACCAGGATTTGAAAAAGTTTCTCCAGCAGTTTCTTTTATTTCTATACTTTGTTTGTATGGTATTTTTACATATTTATTGGGGAATTCAAGACGAGAGAAATCCTTAGTAATATACTTTAGAAACCTAGTGAAATCCTAAAAGTAAGTATTAAAGAACCATCACACTGTGGTGGTTTTTCTGTGTCAAAAACAAATCGCATAAAGGAGGCGGGTGAGTAATCAAATGGCAAGAGCGAGAAGTCCAGCCCGTGATAAGGCATATGAGATTTATAAGATATCAGAAGGTAAGAAGTTATTAAAAGAAATTGCTGCTGAATTAGGCGTCTCTGATTCACAAATTCGTAAGTGGAAGAATCAAGATAAATGGGATGATCAAATGAATGGTAACGTAACTAATGAAAACGGTAACGTTACTAAACAGAAGTGTTCTAGTAGAGTAGCTGCAAATGATGATTCACTTGATGGAAGAAAGTCTTCGAAAAAAGAGAAGGCTCGCAAGAAGCGAAGTGGAAACCCGAAACCACAGAATCAATTTTCACAACGGAACACCAGGTCATTAAAGCACGGCCTGTTTTCGCGCTATATGCCTCAAGAGACACTGGACATCATGGGAATGGTTGAGGATAGTGAACCTGCTGACTTATTGTGGATCCAAATACAAATTCAATATGCTGCAATTATACGCGCACAAAAAATTATGTTTGTTGAATCGAAAGAAGAAATGATTAAGGAAATCAAAAAGGTTGAGAGCTCTGAATTTGGCGATAAGGTCGAGTATGAGTTCCAGTTCGCTTGGGACCGTCAAGCAACCTTCTTAAATGCTCAATCAAAAGCAATTGGAGAGCTTCGAAGTTCCATCAAGCAGTTTAACGAAATGGCACACGATGATGATGAGCGTCTTTTGAAACTTGATCAGATGCGTTTGGGCATTGATAAAACAAAAGCCGAAATAGAGAAGCTGAATGGGAATAATGATGAAGGACCTATCGAAATCGTGATTAGCCGAAAGGGTGGTCGCTGATGGTTTCAGCTCAAATAGAGAAAGAAGTGAATCCTCATTTTGAGGATTTTTTGTTTGACTGGAATCAGAAGTTCCAATTCCTTGTAGGTGGTTACGGAAGTAGTAAGTCTTACCATGTTGCCTTTAAAATCATTCTCAAACTCTTAGAAGAGAAGCGTACTGCATTAGTTGTGCGTGAGGTTTACGACACTCATCGTGATTCGACGTTTTCATTGCTAGAGGAAATAGTAAATGATTTAGGTTTAGAAGGGCGTATCAAGTGCCTATCGTCTCCTATGCAATTACGTTTTCCTAACGGTTCGAAGATAATCTTTAAAGGAATGGACAAACCGCAGAAATTGAAATCGATAAATAACATTTCAATCGTCTGGTTAGAGGAATGTTCGGAAGTGAAGTATGCGGGGTTTAAAGAGTTAATCGGACGCTTACGGCATCCGAAATTAGATCTATACATGATTCTCTCTACTAACCCGGTTAGTGAAGGGAATTGGACTTTCAAGCATTTTTTTAAAAATCCATTAACTAATTTCTTTGTTTTGGATGCTGAAGAACTGTATGAAAAGAGAACCATAATTATCGAAAACACTTATTATCATCATTCAACAGCTGATGATAATTTATTTTTGCCTGAAAGCTATATTGAACAGCTAGAAGACTTGAAGACACACGACTTAGACCTCTATCGCATTGCGCGGAAGGGGCGTTTTGGCGTTAACGGTATTTTGGTATTGCCTCAATTCGAAGTACAGCCACACGAACAGGTAATGACAGCTATAGAGAAGATTCAAAAGCCATTACTTAAAAACGGAATGGACTTTGGATTTGTTAACTCCTATAACGCAGTGGTTAGAATGGCTGTTGATTTAAACAACCTCAATCTTTATATCTACTGGCAGTATTACAAGAACAATATGACAGATGATCGTACAGCTGAAGAACTGCAGGAGTTAAAGAAAGTCTTAATCAAAGCAGATAGTGCTGAACCTAAGACGATTCAGTTCTTTCGACAAAATGGTTTCCGGATGATGGCTACTCGTAAGTTCCCTGGTTCACGTATTCAGTACACCAAAAAGGTAAAACGATTCAAGAAAATCATTTGTTCAGATGAGTGCCCGGACGTTATTCGAGAGTTAAAAGACTTGACGTTCAAAGTCGATAAGAACGGGGAAATCATTGAGGACGAGTTCAACATTGATCCGCACACATTCTCAGCAGTTTGGTATGGCCTAGATGATGTGGAAATGAAGAATCTTAAACTAGGCAAGAAAAGAGATGAAATGAACATGTAACATAACTCATCCATTTCTGAACAATACTTTGTAGTCTCTAAACAACAATATTTTTACTTATAAAGGAGTAACAAAACTCTGGCCAGTAATCTATGTCCAGTAACCGTTTGTTATTTATCTTATGTGAAATAAAGAATATCCCAGGAAAGAAAAGAGGTGAACCGATTGTTGAAATTCAAACGAAGACTTGATGAGGACGGAATCAATGAAGAGCTGTTGCAAGAAATCATTGCAGCACATAAAAAAGATGCAGACCGTATGCGAAATCTTTACGAACGATATAAAGCTGAAGAAGATGGTCCTGCTATTTTTAAAAGAGGAGCTGCAGCTTATGACGGCTTCGACGATAGCAAAATTGTCCAAAGGTTGGATGACAAAGTTAATAACCGTTTGAACAATGCTTTCGATGCGGAAATAGTTGATACGAAAGTTGGTTATATGTTTGGTCATCCCATTAGTTACGATGTCGATAAAGCCAACAAGGAGATGAAACAAGAAATCGAAGAGTTTTTACTCCGAAATAATGCAGATGATGCAGATTCGGAATGTGGAAAGATGGCAGCAATTTGTGGGTACTCTGGACGTCTTGCGTACTTCGATTTAGACGGTAAGGAACGTATTAAAAACATTGAGCCTTGGGAATCGATATTTATCGGCCAAGATATACATGAGCCTGATTACTCTTTGTATTATTACAAATCCGATGGTAAGCAATATGCTGAATTCTACGATGATACCTATGTTTACTTTTTTGTTGATGCCGAACTCGTTGAAATTGAATCTCATCTATATGAGTATAATCCGTTCTTTGGGATCGCCAACAATAAAGAGTTAAAAGCAGATGTAGAGAAAGTTCTCGCTTTAATCGACGCATACGATAGAACGTTGTCAGACGCTTCTAATGAGATTGAACAGTATCGATTAGCTTACTTAATCTTAAAAGGGATGGGTGCCGATGAGGACACTCTGAAAGAACTGAAAAAGTCAGGTATCTTCGAATTACTTGGAGAACATGATGACGTGAAATACTTAACAAAAGAAATTAATGACACGATGATTGAGAATCACCTTGATCGACTAGATGAAAACATTCTTCGTTTTGCGAAATCTGTAAACTTTTCAGATGAATCTTTTGCAGGAACCATTTCAGGAGTCGCGATGCGCTTCAAATTATTAGCGTTAGAATCCAAGTGCATTACGATGGAACGAAAGTTCACATCGACGTTGCGGTACCAGTTTAAAGTACTGTTCAGTGCATGGTACAAACGAAAAGGCTTTCAAAAAGATGATTATTTGAAAGTTTTCTTTAGTTGGAAGCGTAATTTACCGGCTAACTTACTAGATGAAGCACAAACGACTGCAGCATTTAAAGGTCATATCAGTGAAAGAACTAGATTAGGAATGCTAACACAGGTTGATGATGTTGAATATGAACTACAAGAAATGCAGAAGGATGCTTTGCTTTATGGTACAGGGTTAGAACCCTTAGTTGATGAAGAGTTGGTTGACTTTGGCAATGAGGGAAACGGATCTAAAGATGGTTCTGAGAAACCTGTTGAATCTGGACCATGTAACGTTTGCGCTGGTACCGGGAAAATACAAAGTACCAAAACAGCTGATATGATTCAATGTCCGACATGTAAAGGAACGGGCGTGAGGAAGTCGTGAATCAACTTGATATCGAAGAAGCCTTAGACAAGGCACTTGCTAAAGCAGAGAGCGATTTAGAGAAAGTATTCGCTAGACGTTTAAAGACTATACTTTTTCAAATATCTGAGATGTATCGGAAGTATGAGAAAAAGGGTGAATTAAGCTTTACTGAGCTCAACAAATATAATCGCTATCAAAAGGAAATGAAGTTGATCAGTGACCAATTGACTGATGACTATCGCACCTTCGTTAAAAGCATCCAGGACCAAGTAAGTTATCAATATGTCACTAAGTACTTAATGATGGCTTACATCATTGAACAAAGCATTACACCTGCAACAGACATGGGATTCAGTATTCCTTCTTTAGCAACCATCAAAGAAGCGCTATTAAATCCTATTGAGTTTTTAGGATTGCCCAAGGTTCTCGAACAACATCGTAATGATACGGTTCGTAGAATCAATATTGAGATTACTCAAGGGTTGATCGCTGGTGAAGGGTATTCGGATATTGCTAGACGATTAGAGAATCAATTAGGCTTTGCTTCAAAGAAAGCGAGATTGGTTGCTAGAACTGAAGTTGGTCGAAGTCGAAGTATTGCTGCTGAAAAGGTTTTTGAACAAGCTTCTGAATATGCGGAAATGACCAAGGTTTGGGCGTCTATGCTTGATATACGAGTAAGAAGTAGTCATAGGGTACTTGATGCAGATGAAGCTGATAAGGATGGATATTTCCATTACAAGAAATGGAAAGCAAAAGGTCCTCGGCTATTTGGTGTTGCGGCACTTGATATCCAGTGCAGATGTACGGTCATCATGAAAGTTAACGGTAAGTTACCGGAGAATCGACGTGAACGTGATTACATGGACGACAAGTACCAACAGAAATTAGCTGATCGTATTGATAAGTACATGGCCGATGAAGGATTAACTTACATCCAAGCATTAAAACGTGCTCAGAAGGAAATACAAGCACCTAGTCGTGTGATTCCGTATATGTCTTATGAGGATTGGGCGAAAGGTAAAGCAGGTTAAGGAGTGTGTTGAGAATGAGAAGTTTCATCATAGGTTTGTTAGGAATACGCAGTCCTATTGGTCGTCATCCTGATACATTTTTGTTTAAGTTGGGCGACAAAATCAGGATCAAACTGAAGAGTGGCGCAGAGTAAATGAAGAAAACAGCAGAGTATTATTTTGGCACAACTCTTGTAGCTTGGGGTCTATTGAATATTTTCTTATACGAAGAATTTCTATTAGGTTTAGTTATGTTTTGGTTGGGAGTATATAACCTCTCGGATTATTACAGAAATTATGATGAATACCATATACATCCCACACAAAATCACGCATCAAGTGACAAAAAGTAATCATGCGAAAACAGTGAGTTGCTGAGCGTTTGAATAGCTTATACATTTAATGAATTTTATGCAGAATCAGAAACGTAGATTTACCAACGGCTTTAAAATTATTTAGTTTAACATAATCAAAGTTATGGGAAGCTACGATGAATAAATTATGTATGCGAATAAGAGTGTCAATTGTGGAGAAAACTGAAAAGTATCTATAATCAATCGACAATACGCTTGCTGAAATTCTGAGAGAGTTGAAACGTCATGGACAAACGAGAAAAGCGACTTCAATCACCATGGACGGAAAGAAAATTGCGGAAGCCTTAGCAAAGGGAAATGCAAGAGCTATTCAAAGTAACACTAGGTTAATGACACCTGTAAAACTGTATACCCATATTCCGTAAAGGTGGTGGCGAATTTTGCTTTGTATTTCAAATACGAAATGAAAGGGTACGGTGATCAATCCACCATCTCGTTTAGTTAGTGCGTTATCTAACTGGTCATGAGCATGACTTTAAAAGGCTTATTTATTTTGCACTCATAGGCGCGAACTATAAGGGCACAAGGAGGAACTATTAATGACTTTAGAAGAAATTAAAGCTTGGCTTTTAGCCAACAAAGATAATACAGATGTAAAAACGTATCTCGGTGAACTTTCAACGCCAACAGTTGAAGGGGTGGAAGGGTTCATAGACACGGATGCAGGAAAGAAAGTGCTTCAACCTCGTTTAGATCAGAACTTTACAAAAGGCTTGAATACGTGGAAAGAAAAGAATCTAAATACGCTTATAGAGGATGAGTTAAAAAAACGAAATCCTGACAAGTCACCAGCTGAAATCGAGATTGCTCAATTACGTAAGGAAATTGAGGATGAGCGTAAAGCTGGGAAGCGTGAAAAGTTAATGAACACAGCAATTAAACAAGCAAACGGTAAAGGTTTGCCTGTTGACTTACTAGATTACTTTGTAAGCGACGATGAAGAGAAAACGTCTGCTAATCTAGCGAAACTTGAAGAGGTTTATACAAAGGCGGTGCAATCATCCGTGGACGCTAAGTTTAAAGCTGGTGGCCGTAACTTCAACAATGAAGGTGGTACCAATAATACTGACGCAGGTGCTTATGGCAAAAAGATTGCAGCTAATGCAGCAGGAACAAATACAGGGCTTGAAGAAGCTCGTAAATCTTATTTTGAATAAGGAGGAAACATTCAATGGCTAAATTTGTAGAAACAGTTTATACGAACACAAAAAGTATTGTAAAATTCCCGGATCATTACGTTAACTTAGCGGTCACAGTTTCGGATGCAGGTGTAGTAGCAAATGCAGACGGTAAAAAGGTAGTACCTGCAGGCACAATTCTTGGTGGTGGCTTCTTATTAAGTGAATCAGCTCTAGCTGTTAAAGCTAACGACCTAAATGCGGAAGGTGTCCTTTTTAATGACACGGACGTAACACACGGACCAGCTTCAGGAGCAGCATTGATTCACGGTTTTGTTGCTTTAGATAAATTACCAGAGGCACCAGTTGCCGCTGCAGTAACAGCATTAAAACAAATTACATTTGTGAAATAAGAGAGGATGACGATAAATGCCAACAATCTTTGATTTAGTTAACGCACAAAACGTTGCGACGTACTACCAAAATAACCCATTAAACACTGCTCCATATTTAGGGGCTACTCTTTTCCCTGCTAAGAAACAACTTGGTTTAGACCTTAGCTGGATTAAAGGCGCAAACGGTCTACCTGTTGCGTTAATGCCATCGGAGTTCGATGCAAAAGCGACTGTTCGTGATCGTATCGGATTTAGTAAAGTTCAAACGGAAATGCCTTTCTTCCGTGAAGCAAAACGTATCGGTGAAAAAGATCGTCAAGAATTAAACCGGTTACTATCTTCTAACCTGGGTGATGCAGTTGATTCACTAATTGCAAACATCTACGACGATGCTGCTGACTTAGTGAAAGGCGCCTTAGTGCAACCAGAACGAATGATCATGCAATTATTGTCTACGGGTAAAATTGCTATTACAGCTAATCGCATGAACTATGATTATGATTACAAGATGCCTGAAGGGCACAAGGAAGAGTTGCTTACAACTGCTCGTTGGAGCGATTCTGCTTCTACACCTATCCAAGACATCATTTCTTGGCAGGACCTTATTGAAGACGATACAGGGTCACGTCCTACTAGTGCCATTTTGACTCGTAAGACGTTTGGTTACTTACTGGCACACGATAGCATTCGTAAAGACCTTAACCCGTTAGGCTCCCAAAATATTATTTTGACGGATTCAATGGTTAAACAATATTTACTTAACAAGTTAGGTTTATCTGTTGCAGTTTATAACAAAAAATACACTGCAGAAGATGGCACATTGAAAAACTTCTATCCTGATGATTACATCACATTGATTCCGGATGGTGGTCTTGGTAACACATACTACGGTACAACTCCTGAAGAGTCTGATTTGATGACTGGTGAAACAAATGCAGATGTAAGCATTGTAAATACGGGTGTTGCAATTACCACAATTAAAGAAGCTCATCCAGTAAACGTTCAAACTATCGTCTCTGAGATTGTATTACCAAGTTTCGAGAATTTGAACAACATATTTGCAGCTAAAGTTAACTAATTAAGGGGATTAATTTCCCCTTATTCATCTTTGAAGGAGGACGAATACATGTCAAAAGTTCAAGTAACATTTAATCGCAATGTGAAATACGGAAACGACCGATATGCGAAAAACTCAAAGGCTTCAGTTTCTAAACAAGATTATGAAGAGCTATTAAAATTAGGTGTTGTTGGTGAAGTAGAAGACCTTGCAAGAGATGTGGACTATTTAACACTTTCACGTGAAGAATTACGCAAAGTGAAGAATGATGATTTAAAAGCATTCCTTGATAAAGAAAGCTTAGTCTATGATTCCGCCTTCACGAAAGAAGAATTAATTAGCGTGATTTTAGGTGAAGTGGAATGACCACTTATGTAAAATCTTCTGACAGCGTGATTAATGTCGTCGACGCCAACGGTAAAGCCCAACAAGTTACACAACGTGTGTTTGACACTGTGTATCGTAATCAAGGGTACAAATTAGCAAGTGCAGAGGTTATGGAAGCCGCAACTAATGAAGTGGATTATTCTACATCGTCTCGTGAGGAATTAGAAAAAGTAAAAAATGACGACTTGAAAGCCTATCTTGATAAAGAAGGACTAGAGTATGAATCAAAAGCCATTAAAGAGAATTTAATAAACGTAATCCTCGGAGAGTAGGGGCACTATGGAAATCACACCTACACCATTAGAAATTGATGAAATTAAAACTATACTCGGTTGGAAGGGTACTGATTCAGACGAGTTTATAAGCACGATGATTCCGTTGCTTGTTGATCACGTTACTGAATATTGTAATAACCCTTTAGGGCAAGACCTAACACCTCCTGCTAGGTTGCCAGGGGGCGTTCGATTGTTTATCGCAAAAGCCTGTGAACACAACAAGCAAAAAGTCGGATTAAAATCGAGGACAATGGGTTCTGTATCATACTCATATGATATGGAATTCCCTTCTTCTTTAATGACGTATTTACGTCCGTATCGGAAGGTGAAGTTCCATGCATCAAGATGAATATCCTCACGCAGTTGTGTTTCAAACGTTAAATAAAGTCTCGGATGGCGCTGGTGGATATATGCAATCATGGGTTGAAGTTACTTCTATTAAAGACTTCAGTGGCTTCTTAGATACACCTTTAAGCCGTGAAATCTTTACAGCTCAAAAGCTATCCAATCCTTTAGATAGTAACCTTTACTACCCATATCGTACTGATATTAACGAAAAGATGCGATGCATATGTGAAGGTGACACCTATGAATTAGTAGGTAAGCCTCAAGATCAAGGCGGACAACATGAGGTTATGAAAGTGCCTTTGAAGTTGGTTCCTCATGGCGCGTAGTGGACAGGTTAAGTTTGGCAGTCGGGCACTCTCTAATGCCTTGAAAAAGTATGAAGAGAGTGTTGAATGTGATGCTAAACGTATCGTGGTTGATACCGCAATAATGATTTTGTCAAACGCTAAAGCACTTGCAGCTTTTGACGAAGGGAATTTACGAGATTCGATTGAGCTAGAAATAAGAAACGGTGGATTAACTGCCATAGTGAGAGTGACTGCATCTTATGCCGTTTATGTTGAGTTTGGCACGGGGATTTATGCAGTCGAAGGTAATGGCCGTAAAACTCCATGGACCTATTACTCTACAAAATTAGGTAGATTCGTAATTACTGAGGGAATGCAACCTCAGCCGTTTTGGTTCCCGGCTATTGATATTGGACAAAAGCACTTTAATTCAGAAATGCGAAAGTTGGGTCGATGATATGATGATTCAAACTGCGATGTTGGAATTACAAACAAAAATGTTCGAACGCCTTTCTTCTGACCCAACACTGTTGGCAAAGATTGAAGGCGTTTTTGATGCTGTTGAAGAGGATCAACTACATCCGTATATCACGATTGGTGAACCTACTATGGTTCCCTTTACCACTAAGAATAAGTTCGGTGAAGAGTTAGTGATTGTCATTCATTCATGGAGTGTTTATGCAGGGAAAAAAGAAAGCTATGAAATCCTTAATCTTTGTTTAGCTTCACTGAGGGTCCAGTTGGGATTGAGTGGGTTCATCCTACGAAAAGTGGTCGTGGAAAACATAACTGTGATTGACGATGTAGATCCTCGTATTAAACATGGGATATTACGAATGAAGTACACAATACAAAACAATTAGGGAGTGAAGTTCATGCAACAAGGTAAAGACGTTATCCTAATGTTCCAGTCGACTGATGCGGCACTAGCAACAGCTGGATATGTATTAGGGCATTTAACAGACAGTAACTATTCGATCGGAAATGACATAGTAGATGAGAAAACTAAATTTGGACGGATTGTTGGTTATGGTCAAAACAGTGAAGCATTTGAGTTTACGGCATATGCAGAAAAAGGGGATCCTGGACAAAAAGCGGTACTTGATGCCATTCGAAATAAAAAGCAAATCAAAGTGTGGGAAGTGGATTTAATTCCAAATGAAAATGGTACACATGACTCACTTTTCGCATATGCGATTGTTGAATCAGTAGAGAAATCAGCGGCTGAAGGATTTGTAGAATTCTCAGGAACAGTTCAAGTTATCGGAAGAACGGTAGAGGGAACAATTCCTGCATTACCGTCAGAAGTAATTGCATTCGCAACATATGGTTTCGAAGCACCAGGGGAAACTACAGGTGAGTTTCCTGAGCAAACACCAGCACCAGTAGCACCGTAATCAAGAGCCACTTTTAAAGTGGTTCTTTTTTTATATCTATTTTTGAATTTTCGAGGAGGAACAGGAAGATGACAGTATTGATGATTAATGGAAAAGAATATAAAGCGAAATGTACGTTTAAGTTTGATCGACTTGCAGATGCAAAATATAGCGAAGAAGACAAAAACGGGAATAAAGCAGGTGGATTCATGAACTTAGTGAACAATCTTCTGGAGTTCGATAACACTTATTTAGTCGCTTTTTGGGTTTGTGCTCTCGAATATCTAGGTAAAGAAAAACCTTCCGAAGCAGAAATTGAGGAAGCGATCGAGACGCGTATTGAAGAAGATGGAGATTCCGAGAAATTGGTGAAAGAGGCATACAACGAGTTAACTGACTCGGGTTTCTTCAAAATGAAAGCCAAAAAGTATTGGAAGAACATCGAGATTCTGAAAGAGACGGGCAAGGACGAAGAGGAGAAAGCGGAAAACCTCAAAATGTACAACCTAATGCAAGACAGCCGAAACGCAATGAAGGAATAGATTACGATCAGTTGCAAATTGATGCTGAACATTATCTCGGAGAACACGACACTGAAGTAATTTATTCCTGGACTCCTCGGGAATTCAAAAACTTTATAAAAGGTGCAAAGCTACGCATTATTGATAGTTATGAGTTGTGCGCGGTCCAAGCAATCTTCACTGGAAAGGTGAAGAACACTAGGAAGAAAAGCCTGAAATTAAAAGATATTTACGATGCGGATAAAGCACGCAAAGAAATAGACAATTCAGTTGGAGTAAAAGAACAACCCTTACACCTTGAACGTTACAAAAAAGCCAAAGAAGCAATGAAGAAATATTCAGCTTCAACTAAAAAGTAGAAAGGGGGGGACTTCAATGATCGAAAACTTTCAAGCCATAATTGGTGCAAAGATAAAAGATTTTCAACGCAAAATGAAAATGGTTGATAAGAAAGTAAAAGAAACGGCAATGGAAGCAACAAAGCCAATTAATGCTGACATTAATGATTTCTACGCGTCAATTCTTGAAGTGGAATCTTTGACCAAAAAAGCTGTTAAGAAAGCAACGAAGGAAATCAATGTTGATATAAATGATTTTTATACGCAAATTGCTGAAATGGAAGCTGAAACGAAGAAAGCCACAAAGCCTAGCAAGAAAAATATAAGTGCAAACATAGCTGACTTCATGCGTAAAGCTCGACAGGTCGCGGTGATTTCAAGAAATCTTGCACGAGATAAAGTAGTTGTCACTATTAAAGCGAAGTGGAATGCGTACCAAAATGCAATGTCCAAATACGCTACTATGACTCGTGCTCTTGGTGAAGTAATGCAAAATACATTCCAGGGTGTAGGTGTGTCATTATCTGCTGGTCTCGTACCTATTATAGCCGTATTAGCTGGGGCGATTGGTAACCTCGGTCCTATGTTAGGAGTTGTAGCAGGTTCAACATTTGCCCTTGCTTCAGCATTTGCAGTTGCAGGGATTGGTGCGGTAGCATTCGGGGGATTAGCTGCTACTAACCTAAAAGGAGTATTCGAGGAATCCCAGAAAGCTAAAGATGCATTGGATGCCCTAAAAGGTTCTTGGGCGCAAATAGCAAAAGAAACAAAAGCACAAACAGTTTCCATATTTATTAAGGTTTTAAACATTCTTAACGGTGCTTTATTGGACATTAAACCCATGTTTCTGAGTGTAACGGACGCAGTTAGCAGGTTAACAGATAGTCTAGGAGCCGCATTTGATTCTAAACCTATGCAAGCATTTTTTGAATACTTAAATCAATCGGCAGGACCATTGCTTGAGACAGTAACTAAAGGAATCGGTAACTTTATTCTCGGAATATTGAACATGATCACCGCATTTGCTCCTTTAACTGAAACGACAGCAAAAGGGTTTGAAACAATGGGTGCAAGTTTCGCAACATGGGCTGCTGGATTAAGCGAAAGTAAAGGTTTTCAAAACTTTGTAACGTATGTCCAGGAAAACATGCCGAAAATACGCTCAATCTTTAGTGACGCATTTCAAGGGATTATAAACGTATTCGCAGGATTCGCCCCGTCTTCATCGGATATGATGACTAGTTTACAAGACATGATGGAACGTTTCAAAGAATGGTCATCCACAATATCTCAAAATCAAGGATTCCAAAATTTCATCACCTATATAAAAGAGAACGCTCCTAAAGTGGTTTCATTGATCGGTAATTTGACGACATTTTTAGTGAATTTAGGAATTGCGTTAGCTCCATTGGGTTCGTTCATTCTTGATTTGGTTAATAATTTCCTTGCGTGGTCTAATTCCATGTTAGAAAATCATCCAATCATTGGTAAAATTGTCGCAGTTTTGTTATTGCTAACGGGTGCGGTTATCGCATTCGCACCACACATTGTAGCGTTTAGCGCAATATTCGGTGGTGCGGCTAAAGCGGTTATGTCGGCAACATCTTTAATGAGAGCTAAAATGATGCTAAGTATGACAATGATGATTGGTTCTATGATAAAAGCAGGAGCGCAAATGGCTATTACTGCAGCTGAATTTGTTGCTAAGTGGGCTATAATTGGCGGGAAAGCATTAGTTCACGCAGCAAAAGTTGTTGCAGCATGGGTGTTAGCAACAGGAAAAGCCATGGTAACAGCATTAGCAAGTATGGCGACAGCAACAGCTAAGTTTATAGCGAAATGGGCATTGATTGGAGCTAAATCGTTAGTACATGCTGCAAAAGTTGCGGCTGCGTGGTTAATGTCCACAGGGTCAGCAATGGCTACGGCGATTGCATCGATGGTAGTTGCGGCAGCTAAAATGGTCGGTAGATGGACATTCATGGGAGCGCAAGCTTTAATACAAGCAGGAAGAATGGCGGCAGCATGGTTTATCGCTCTTGGTCCTGTGGGTTGGGTTATTGCAGCTATCGTTGGTCTAGCGATATTAATCATTGTGAACTGGGACAAGATCAAAGCAAAAACGATTGAAATTTGGAATAAAGTTTCAGCATCCGTCAAGGAAGCAGCGGCTAAAATGGTTACGTTCCTTGTTGAAAGTATTGGCAAAATGATAGGGAAAATCAGTGAAATGCCTGGTAAAATACGATCGTTTATAGAGGATATGAAACAGGCAGGAGCAGACTTAATAGATGGGGTCATCAAAGGTATAACAGGAAAAATTGGCGAGGGGCTAGCCGCGGTGGGTGGATTTGCCAAAGACTTACTAGCTAGATTCAAGAAGGATACAGATACCCATTCGCCTTCACGAGCATTTGCCGACATTTCAAAATGGTTCGCTCCTGGTGTTGTCAAAGGGATTGATAAAACGAGTCATTTGGCGATTAATTCAGTATCGGATTTAGCAACTAAATTAACAAATGCTTTTACTCCACAACTACTTACACCAAGTATGGCAGGAATTCAAATGACTCCAATGGACACACAATCGCAAATGGATTCATTGCATCGTCAGATTAAACAAGAGTTGAGTGTGGATATGTATGTTAACCATAAAGGTGGCGTTGGGACTGGTGGAGGAATTACGCAAAACATTGCGATTCATTCAACAACACCTTTATCACCTAGTCAAATTAAAAACGAACAATTAAAAGCGAGTCGTCAACTTGCAATGGAATGGGGGATTTAATTGGAGAAATTGACGTACACCAATCCGAGAGGTGAAAAACTAACATTTGGAGACTCTCCATTTTTTTTGCAAACGGTTGGAGGACTTGGAGATGTAAGTGCAGATATTCAAACGCAGAAAGCACCTTATCAGGATGGTAGTACAAGACTGGATGCGGTCTTTGAAGAACGTTCGATACCTATACAATTTTTGATTGTTAAGGAATCCTATGAAGAGGTAATTCTAGCAAGGCAATTACTTGGACGAGTACTGAATCCTAAACTAGGCACAGGGGTTTTGAGATATGAAAGTGAAAACATTATTCGTGAAATTGATGTTTCTCCCGACTCAGTTCCTCTGTTTCCTGATGGACAAGGGAACCGTACAATCGCAATTCAAAAAGGATTCATCAACCTGGTTGCATTTAATCCATATTGGCGGGCGTCAGAAGAATCTGTGGAACAATTAGTAACTTTCAGTGGTGGATTAACCTTTCCTTTAATCCTGCCAACTATATTCGGTAATCAAGACTCAACTGCGAAATCAAGGATTATCGTTAATCAAGGAGATTCACCTACACCAATTGAGGTGACATTCACAGGTCCTGCGACCTCACCTATACGGATCGAGAACGAAACAACAGGCGAGTTTATCGAAGTGGCACAAAGTTTACTAGATGGTGAGAAATTGTGGATCAGCACGCAGTTTGGTAAAAAACGCGTCCAAAAAATAGCGGTTGATGGAACGGTTATAAATGCTTTCAATTACATCAAAATTAATCCGATCCCATCCTTATCCAGTACGTTTTTCCAACTCCAAGAAGGTAACAATTTAATCACGTATTCCACAGGAGAAGAATACGAAAAAGCACCTGTAACGATACGTTATTACAATCGCTATTTAGCAGTATAAGAAAGAGGTGAATATTAAATGGCAGAAGAATTTTTTATGTTTGATTCTGTGGATGGTGACAGGCTAGTTACTGCTGAAGATTTTGCAAAGTATTTTCATGAAATGATTACGAACGGTGTGTTTTATCGCAATAACGCTCCATCACTTAAAGTTATAAGAGGTTCAGGACTAGAGAACACAGTCGAAGTTGGAGCAGCATTCGTAGAAGGGTATATGTATCGGAATACATCGCCAATTACACTTCTACATGCTACAGGAAATCCCTCATTTCCACGTATTGACCGTGTAGTAATTAGACTTAACCGTAACTTAGCAAAACGTGATGTGCGTATATTTATTAAAGAAGGTGTTCCTGCAACTTCTCCAATCGCACCAACACTTGAACGAAATGACATTGTATATGAATTAAGTCTTGCACAAGTACGTGTCAACGCAGGAGCATCTACGGTAGCAACTATTAATGATGAACGATTGAATGAATCAATATGTGGTGTAGTTAATGCGTTGGCTGAATTACCTACAGATATATTTTTAGCGAATATGGAGGATTTTCAGACTGAACTTAACGCTCAGTTAGCTTCAGTGATTCAAACATCTCAAGATGAATGGGATACGTTCATTGGTTCGATTCAATCGGAAGCACCAGCACTTGGAGGGATGACGATTAGCGTTCAGTCAACTGCGCCAGCAATTCCTTCTACAAAAGACATTTGGATTGATACAACTTGATAAAAGAGTTTCGCGTAGAAGGCGGTGAAGTAAATGATTCGGGTTTTTTCGGATGCGTTCGAACTTATAACAGAAATTGATGCAGTTGATAGTGTCATGTGGACTAAACGTTGGCATAAGCAGGGCGAGTTTCAGATTGTTGTTAATCAACATATGGAACATGTGGATGAGTTACTAGAAGGTCGTATTGTCAGCGTTGGAAGCAACAAGACTGGAATTATTGCACATATCGAAGAAATGACATCTGAAAATGGCAAAGGTGACAATCAGTTAATCGTTAGAGGGTACGACTTGAAAGGGATCCTTGCAAAACGATTTACGATTCCGCCGGAGGGACAAGCGTATGACGGCCAAACGGCAGACGTAGAAACTCTGATGAAACAATTTGTAAATAACAATGCGGTTTTAACTACGTCAGAACGAATCATCTCAAATCTAACTGTGGCTCCCAACTTAAATCGTGGGAGTTCTTTTTATTACCAGACGCGCTTTAAAAATTTGAGGGATGAATTAGAAAAATTAAGCGTCACGTCTGGTCTTGGTTGGGATGTCTTATTCGATGGTGTGTCATATACATTTGACGTACTAGAAGGTAGAGATTTAACGAGCATCCAAACGATCAATCCTCCTGTTATTTTTAGTGCTGAATTTGACAATGTGAAGTCGCAAAAAGTGATTGAATCCTCTCTCGATTATAAGAATGTTGCGATTGTGGCAGGTCAAGGTGAAGGTGCAGCACGTGAAATTGCTTTTATAGGAACAGCAAGTGGGCTCGAACGGAATGAAATTTTCATTGATGCACGAGATATTGAGGAAGGTGGAAATCTACAGGATCGTGGCCAACAAAAGTTAGACGAATATGCAAAAGTCGAATCGTTTGAAACATCCGTATTAACGTATGGACCATTTCAATATGGGACGGATTGGCGATTAGGTGACATTGTAACCGTGCAAAACGCGAAGAAAAACCGTACCTCTCATTTACGAGTCACTGAAGTTGTGGAAGTGATTGAAGTGGGTGGTCTTCAATTAGATGTTATTTTCGGTCAACCGATGCCAACGATTATCGAGAAAATAAAACGTGAATTAGATGAACCTGTATCGGAAGGTGGTACCGTAGGGGAACCAGGTACGCCTGGGACTGATGGTGTCGGCATGGATTATGTGTGGAACGGCACGTCTCTTGGTATTAAACGTGATGATGAATCGACATATGTATATTCGAATTTAAAAGGCATCAAGGGAGACAAGGGAGAGGTTGGTTTAACTGGCCCACAAGGTATCCAGGGATTAAAAGGTGACACAGGGAACATTGGTCCGCAAGGTTTAACTGGCCCAACCGGACCACAAGGGACTCAAGGAGTTAAGGGGAACACCGGAAACACAGGTCCTATCGGTCTAACTGGTCCGCAAGGGGTTAAAGGGGATACAGGTCCAATCGGTCCACAAGGGATAAAGGGTGACTTGGGAAATACCGGTCCACAGGGTCCTGCGGGAGATGGTAACTCATATGTTGTATTCCAAGAAGAGTTCATCTCAACTCAAGGACAGAGAATATTCACGTGGAATGATGGCTACGAATATCCATTAGGAGTAAATGCCGTATCAATATTTGTAAGTGGTAACAAACAACCGAATCACTCCTTTGTCGAAACAAATGGTCACACGGTCACTTTAGATGTGGGATTAGATGCTGGCGAATTTGTATTAGTCGAAGCTATGCAGTCTGTTATTGATTTACAGGGTCCAAAAGGCGAGCAAGGACCTATAGGATTAACCGGTTCACAGGGTCCAGCAGGCGCGACGGGTCCGATAGGTCCTCAAGGTATTCAGGGTATTAAAGGAGCAACGGGTATTCAAGGTCCTATTGGTTTAGCGGGTGTTAAAGGTGACAAAGGCGATATCGGATTAACTGGTCCGACTGGTCCTAAAGGCGACACCGGAGACCAAGGAATCATGGGACCTCCTGGCTCTTCGCAGTCATATGTCCTGTTTGAGAAAGAGTTCATTAATACCGAAGGTCAGAGATCATTCAGTTGGACTGATGCACAGGCTTTTCCTATAGGTATTAAGGCAGTAAATTTATTTATCAACGGTGAAAGGCAACCACAAACGTCCTTTACTGAACATTCTACTGGTAAAGGTATTACACTAGTCCAAGGTCTGCCAGTTGGCGAGTATGTCATAGTATCGGCTCAGATGGCAGTGGTGGACATTCAAGGTCCCCAAGGTCCTCAAGGTCCTCAAGGTATTCAAGGACCGATTGGTAATACTGGAGCGACTGGAGCGCAGGGTATCCAAGGTATCAAAGGCGATACAGGAGAGCAAGGTCCCATTGGTAACTCTGGTCCAATTGGTCCTACGGGTCTTACAGGTTCTCAAGGTAATACTGGGGCAACAGGTGCTCAAGGCATCCAAGGCATTGCAGGTTTAGATGGCAAGACATGGCATTCAACAACAGCTGCACCTGCAACAGGTCTTGGAGCGATTGGCGATATGCATGTTAATACTGTTACTTGGGCAATCAGCGAGAAGATGGCGGCAACGATCTGGACCTTAAGGGGGAATATCAAAGGAGCAACTGGTAATACAGGAGCAACAGGTTCCCAAGGTGTTCAAGGTCCAATAGGTAACACAGGCGCGCAAGGAATCCAAGGTATCAAAGGTGACACGGGTAACACAGGAGCGACTGGTAGTATTGGTCCGCTAGGTCCCCAAGGTCCAAAGGGTGATACAGGTGCGACGGGTCCTGCAGGTGCATCAGTGGCAGACAGTGTTGAATGGGCTAATGTTTTAAGTAAACCTGCAGTTTTGCCTCCATCCGAAGGGGTTATAAATGAGGGGTCTGGTTGCTTCATTTCTAACCCAAAAGGAGCAATGTTAGCAACTCAAGATAGTCTCCACACTGGTCCAATTAAGATAACATTGCCTCAACTCTGGACGAATACTATGATGAGATTTACTATCGATATATTTGACTATGCAACAAGAGAAGCATTCTCTATAACGGTTGGGGGGTATAACTACTCATCATCAGCGACATGGATTAATCCACAGGCTTATATTATTTCATCTAATGCAAATAGAGATTTTAATATAAGATTAGGACATGACGGAGTGAAAGCCTGTGTGTGGATAGGGGAATTAAATACGCCTTGGAGTTATCCTCAAATAGTTGTTAAAGATTTCTTTGCAGGGTATTCAAATTACCAAAAGGAGAAATGGGATGGTGGTTGGGCGATAACTTTAGAAACAACGTTTGACACTGTTTCAGTCAACATGGTAGCTAACTTGGTAGTAAGCGCTAATCATACCCATACTCATGATGACAGATACTATACTGAAACAGAAATCAATGCCAATTGGTTACAGAAGCATCAATTAACAAGCGGAGCCACTGCTATCGGTGCGGCTACTGACTGGAACAATTATAAAACAACTGGGTTTTATATGGGAGTGGCTATGGCAAATGAGCCAACAAAGTCGGGGGCGCACACTTGGAAATACGTCCAAGTCATTCAGCATAATTCAATCTATAGTGTACAAGTAGCGTGGGACTTCAATGGGATTGGAATGTGGTATAGGGCTTTCCTAAATGGCGTATGGCAACCATGGTTCGAAGTGGAAACAACGGCGGGATCTCAAGCCAAGCTAAATTCATACAAACCATACCAAGCAGGTACAACAGCGCCATCGAACACCAATATTTTCTGGATAGATACAAACTAGGGGAGTTGATAAGCATGGCTAAACAAAAATATTGGAATGGAACATCATGGGAAGTAATTGGTACTGATGCCTCTAAGGTAAAGATACTAGATTCAGCGGCTAAATTTGCCGCTACTGATGTAGAGGCGGCATTGTTAGAACTTTTTACGTTTGCCAATAACGGAAAAACGTCTATTGCAGGCGCAGTAAACGCTAAAGGCGTCGCGGCAACCGCGGCTGACACATTCCCGACATTGGCGACTAAAATCGGTCAGATATCGACAGGTAAGAAAGTTGCTAGGGGTTCTGTTGCGTCAAACGGACCTTTAGTTGCGTTCACATATCTTGATGGTCAAAATACTACGAACGCTTTTAAACTAACAGTCGCGGGTCTCGACTTCCTACCATCGCTCATATATGTAAATGATTTATATAATGGATATTCCGCTATTACACTCTACAGTACAGAGCCAGGCGAGTTAGGACCAAAATCAATCAAATGTACAGGTGGTAACTTTGGTACGTCAACAGGGGTAGGTAATACTTGGCAATTTAAAGGAGATGTGCTTCCTGCTAGCGTAGTGTATGGTGGATTCACACTGCCTGTAATGGCTGATGGACCGTATCAATGGGTAGCATTTGAATAAAGAGGGGGATGAAGAAGAATATGAATATCGGACGTAGACTTTATTATGATGCCATAACAGGGGAAATCATCGTTGATACAGGCGATCGTGAGGGTTCAGTTATACCGAAGACCATTGAAGAAGACATAACAACATATGTTGAATTGTCTGAGCGTAATCCCAATTCATTCAAAGTAACAGAATTGGAATTTGGCGAGTTTGGTCAAGATTTCAAGGAGAGTGTCAACCACAGAATTAATGCAACTACTGGCAAACTAGAATTCTCCTATCCAGACCCAAATACGCCTGCAGTTGAGCCTGTCTATGAAGCACCTTTGACAGAGAGAATCATGGAACTCGAAGCAAGCTATATGTATGATTCAATGATGAAAGATATGGTAATTGACGACATGAATAACGGTCAGGCAGAAATGATGTATCAATTGATGATGAAAGGAGTGATTTAATATGGATTGGTATTCATGTATTAAACGATTCTATCCGAAATATTGGACTAAAGAAATGGTAGCAGATGCCGTAGTTGCAGGAAAGATTACTGACGTACAGTATGAAGAAATTGTTGGAGACGTTTACGAAGCAACAGTGGCATAAGGAACATTATACGCACCGCCAATAACACCCATTGAGGTGTATTTTTTATTCTTAAAAACAAAAACGTCTAAATGGGTGTTCTTTTTGTATGCTGAAACTTGCATTTAAGAATCAAAATTTTTGACATAATTACAACCTTTACAAGACATACCTATTTGTTTTTTCGTAATAGGATGTTGATAGTAAATTTCATCAAAACCGCATAAATGACATTCCATAACATGAAAATATTCACGAGGACCGATAATAGATTCTAGCAAAAGTTCAAAACTCATGATAAACACCTCGACTTTTTTAAAATTAATATATCAAGGTCATTAATAATAATTTGTTGAAATTTATTTGATTCAACTAAAAAGTTTTCGACAAATATCGGTAAGATGATTGTTTGGAATACCTTTCCGCTTTACCTTTGAAGGAATACTTCCTCTTTTGTCGAATAGTGGATGATGAGGAGGGATGAATTTGATATTTATTAGTCACAACTTCAATGATAAAGAGTTTATAGGACCTATTGCTCAATCATTAAGTGATGTTTATGGAGAAGAAAATGTGTTTTTTGATTCATGGTCTATAAAACCAGGAGAAAATATTATCCAGAGAATGAATGAGGGTCTAGAGAAATGTAAGTATTTCTTTTTCTTTATTACCGAGAATAGTTTAAATAGCGAAATGGTGACGTTAGAATGGACATCAACTCTGAAAGAAAGAGGGACAAAAGACATACGATTTATACCTATTAAAGCGGAAAACGTCGAGGTCCCATTTATAATATCATCATTGAATTATTTAGATCTTTTTTCAAATGGTACAGAATCTGTATTGAAGCAAATGAATGACTTGATTAGAAATGAGGAACACTCTTTAAACTTCCCTGCGTTTCAAAACATAGAAGGATATTATTTAATAGAGGATAAAAATACAACTAGATTCTTTTTATATGCAAGAAAGTTTTTTGAGCCAAGTGGTAAGTTTTTATTTGTTACAGACTTAGAACAAACAGATGTAGATTTAAAATATCTTAGTTCTAGCACTAGTGTAAATAGCTATAATCCTAATAGTGCCACTTTAAATGGTAAGCCTATCAATTCTTTTATGATAGGAAGTGATCACGGCATAAAAGTAGGCTTCAAAGTAGAGGTACTGTTCACAATACTATCTAAGCAATTAAAAATTTTGAATTTATATCATATAAAAGGTGACGATAAGTTCGAAGTCATTCAACTTAAACAAATAAAATCTATTAATGAATTACCCAAATGTTAATAAAGATTACTAAATTTATACTAAATCGAACGTCCACACGGGCGTTCTTTTTGTTTTCCAAAAATAATGATTTTAAGGAGAGATGAAAATGACAGAAGGATTTAGTTTGGAGCATTTAGACGTAGTGAGGTTTTATTTGTTTGGAGATGTGAAGTTTCTACATTTGTTGCTCGTATTAATGTTGATGGATGTCATAACAGGGATATTCAAGGCAATCAAAAACCAGAACCTATGGAGCCGTAAGAGTTTGTTTGGATATGCACGCAAAATGTTGGTGCTAGTTGTAATCATATTAGCCAACGTCATTGATCAAATACTCGGAATGAGCGGTGCAGTTACGAAAGCTACCGTTCTTTTTTATATCTTAAATGAGGGTCTATCGATTCTTGAGAACTGTGCAGAACTAGGAGTTTTAGTACCTGCAGGATTAGCTGAGAAACTAAAGGTTGTGGAAGCCCAGAAGGTGGATTCGGACTCGTTTAAAAAGATAATAGGTGAAGAATTAGCAGGGAGCAAAGTGGATAAACAATTAGAAGCTGCAAAGGAAGGTGAAAAGTAAATGATTTTACTTCCACATGGATCTAAAATAGGAAAAGCTACCGTTATCGTAGACATTGTTTCAAAGAAAAATCCTGAAATTCGTCCAGGCATTTTCATGAAGCCACGCGGCATTACCGATCACGACACAGGAAATGCAGGTAGTGGAGCAGATGCAGATATGCATAATCGCTATATTCATAACATGTCCAGTTATCATCCTAGAGACACATCTCACGTCAGCTGGCACATTTCGGTAGATGAACATTTCATTATTCAGCACATCCCTTTTAATGAGCCAGCCTACCATTGTGGCGATGGATGGGGTATAAACTCCGGGAACCGTACTACAATCGGGATAGAAAAATGCATGAATGTGGATGGAGACAGAGCTCAGACAGAGGAAAATGCAATTGCTTTAACTGTCTTTTTGTTAAAAGCGTTTAAGTGGACTACAGATGTAGTTAACCCTCACCAACACTGGAGTGGTAAATACTGTCCTGCAGTTATCTTAAAACGTGATGGATCATTCAATCCATATCGAAAAAGAATTGAATTAGCTATGCAAGGAAAGGTAGGGATATCAGAAATGGAGAATTATTTAACACGTGGAGATTCAGGCTCAGCAGTAAAGCAACTACAAGAAAACTTAATCAAAGCCGGATTGAAGTTGTCTATAGATTCTAGTTACGGGCCCGCAACAGAAAAATCAGTTAAAGCATTTCAAACCGCGAACGGATTAACTGCTGATGGCTCTTATGGTCCTGCCACTAAAGCTAAATTAGAGGCTGTAGTAAAACCCGTACCATCTGTTTCTTCCACAGTACCAGTGAAAGAGGAGGAAATCACCGTGTCAAATTTACTCAAGTTCTCAACAAACGAAGGCAAAAACGCTATTCTACGAGTACTTAAGCGTTTTGAGAAGAAGGATCCCGCACTTGGCAAAGTGTGGCGTGAGAAAGTGGAGAATGGTACGTTCACAAAGGACGATTCTCACGAGGTAATGTGGGTAGCTGTTGATCGTGGCTATATTACTGGGAAGACGGAATAAGATAATCGCCTCACTCTTAATTGAGTGGGGCTTTTTTATATTCGGAAAGTAAAAGGAGTGAAAAATAAGCTAGAGATGGGATTAAAAATGATTGTTTAAAATATATTACTATATACATAATTATGAATTGGGATTTTTGTTTTGACGGTTCTTTTCGGATTTTATTTGAAATTATTTGCATAAAAGTCTTTATTATGTGGTAGTATAATTAATATTGACGACATATGACGGAATTGGAGTGTTTTTATGAGAATGGAACTTGTGATTGAACTGATACAAACGCACCTGAAAAAAGAGGATGCACAGTTCATTGAAAAAGTTAATCAAATTGCTGATGAAGAGATTAAAAAAGGTAATAAAAGTAATGCTCAAAAACTATTTTCAGTTCTTAAAAATAATGAAATTTTAATCAAACAAAAGGTATCCAAAACTTTTTCACCTTCTTCAGGTATCGTTGAAATAGTACAAAGACAACAAATTATTCCACCAAGAGACAAATCAAACAACATTGAATTATTCGAAGTAATACAACCTTCCGAAATAGATCAATCTGCTATTTTTCTCTCAACTGCTATTAAAGACAAAATCGATTCGGTGTTATTTGAGCATAGTAATATAGAAACTTTATTGAAACATGGTTTACCTTATGAGAATAGATTATTACTTTGTGGACCTCCTGGCTGCGGTAAAACTTCAACTGCGTATATGATAGCTAAGAAGATGGATCTTCCCTTAATTTATGTTAGATTAGATTCGCTAGTTTCATCATTTTTAGGGCAAACAGGGACTAATATGAGGAAAATATTTGATTCGGTGAATGGAAAGCAAGTAATTTTATTATTGGATGAATTTGATGCAATAGCAAAGAAAAGAGACGACAAAAATGAACTGGGCGAGTTAAAAAGGGTTGTTAATACATTACTGCAAAATCTAGATCTATTAACAAAAGAAGTATTTGTAATTGCAGCTACCAATCATGAAAGTCTGCTTGATGAGGCGATTTGGAGACGTTTTAATTCAGTAATGTATTTAGATCTACCCAATAAAAAATTAAGAAGCGATTATCTCCAGTATCTTATGAATTTCTATGATGTAGATGATAGTAAATTGAATTATGATAAGTTATCTGATTTTACATCAGGTCTTAATTTTTCACAGATAAAAGAAATATCATTGAAATCAATAAAAGATATTATTTTAAACCAAGATACAAATAAAATGAGTCAGGAAGATTTTATCGCATCTTTATTAAACGTGATTTTCCTGTATAATACAGATAAGGAAATTTTGGATATTGAAAAAGTGAAGCAACTTAGAGAAAACGGTGTTACTTTACAAGTTATTGCTGATTTATTAAAAATTCCTCGAACTACTTTAAATGATAGGTTAAAAAAGGGGGAGAAGAACATTGACTAAAGAAGACAATGAGAAAAAAGGAAAAAAAGAACCCAAACCACATTTTTGGATTCCAGATTCTGAAGTTGAAGAAGTAGTGTATGTTCCTACTTCTCGTCCAAAGGAAGTTACTATTAATCATGTTGAACATGGAAATGAACTTTTAAGAGGAATAGGGAAGATTAAGGAAAAGCATAGTAGAAGAAAAACTCCAATTTCTGAGGAGTTAATAATTTTTAAACTTTCACTTGAAGAAGAAGGAACAGTAGATGCTAGGGGTGGTTATGAAACAATATTTAAAGATAACGATTTAGAAATAAAAGCTATCAAAAAATCGAACGAAGCTATAGTTTCTTCATCTCCTGAAAATTTTGTCAAGTTCACTCAGAAGTTAGATTCATATATCGATAAGGAAGGGGGTACGAGAAAGTTTTTCCAACATATAAAATCAATCTCTCCTCTAGAGTTAACAGACATACAAACACAGCGGTTGGCTGACTCTGAGGATGATCAGGAAATAATGGATGTCCAAGTGACTCTAATTCCAAAACTTAGTGGAGCAACTTACGAAAAATTAATAGAGTATTTAATTTCAGAGATTAAAAAGATCGATGGAACATTGAGTGAAGATGGTTTGTATTTTTTATCGGATAATACGCCTGTTATGAGATTTTTAGTGCCTTCTAGTGGTCTGAATTCTTTCATTGATCAAGAGATTATTCTTAAAGCCGAGCCATCTACATTCTTTGGTGTCAGTGAAAATGGAAACGGAAGCCCTATAGATATCACTGATTTACCTATGCAAGTTGAAGAGGATTTACATGAATTACCAATCGTTTGTATATTAGATAACGGGATTATACTCCCCAACAATTTACAGACTTGTATAGTCGATAGATGGGTTGCAGATGGTATCACAAGTTTTACTGGAGAACACGGTACAAAAGTTGCGAGTAGAGCTATTTTCGGTGATAACCTTGATGAACAAGTGAGACAAGGAAAACTGACTCCTAGAGTAAGAGTGATAGATGCAGTTATTCACGATGGTAAATCTAAACTGTATGAAGGAACCTTGATTAAAAGAATTCAAAATGCAGTCCATTCGATAAAAGATGCAACTACAACGTTTTGTTTATCATTTAATGCAAACGTTTCTATTGAGGACGATGCAGTTGGTAATTTAGCATATGAGATTGATTGTTTAAGCCGAAATGGAGTAAATTTTGCCATCCCAACAGGAAACCACTCATTGTGGAGAATTTATGATGATTTAGAAACTATCGCTGATGATACTGCATCTAGGCTCGCAGCTCCAGCAGAATCATATTACGGAGTGACTGTGGGAGCAATAACAAGAGATGAACATGTGAAAAGTATGTCTAGAAAACAAGAACTCTCACCTTTTAGTAGGATAGGATATGGATTTTCTGGTAGTAATAAACCAGACCTGGTTTACCCTGGTGGTAATGTGTATAAGGATAACGGGAAAGCTTATATGGCTGCAAATTCGGCGGCGTATGTAATAACTAATTCTGGGTTATTAGTTCAGGATTTTGGAACTAGTTATTCTGCTCCTTTAGCTGCAGCTGATATTGCAATGTTAACTAATGTAGTTCCTAATAAAGACCCATTTATTGCCAAGGGTCTGTTATTGCATCATGCACAATATGACAATTACTCGATTAATAATTCTGAAATGGTTGAAAAAATGTATGGCTTAGGTATAGGGAATTATGTGAATTCAAAAGATTCATATTCGAATAGAGCTACCTATATTCATAAAGGAACTATGTCCAGGTTAATAAAGCGTAGAGTAAAGTTTTGGGTTCCATCAAATTTTGCATCGCTTTCACAAAATGGGAATCAACTTGCTAAGGTGAATGTAACTTGCTTAAGCTTATCTCCTATCGACAAAGGGATGGGTGAAGAATATCTTAGGGGTTATATTGATGCTTCATTTCATATGATTAACTCTAAGGGTACGGAAATTACTCGAAATCCTTCAAAAGGAAGGGAAAAATGGAAGCATATTCAGAATTATTCTCAGCAATTGAATGTGTTCGGTCCTGGGGATTGGCAAATATGGCTCCAACTTTATACTAAACCTGAAATTATCGAGGATATTGATTATGTTCTTATAATTACCATAGAAAACATATCGACAGTTGATGTTGACATTCATGATGGAATAGTAAATGAAACTGCAAACAGGTTCCAAGCCTTAACTGAAGTACAAGTAGGATTTGAAGAAATCGGTTAAATAGAAGGAGTAGAACAAGATGACTAAAAAGGAAAATGAAATTGTATTAATGATGCCAAGAATTAAAGAGAAACAAGCAGAACAAGAATTCTTCCCTTCAGGAAGTAGCTCATTTGCTGATCCTTTTCCAATCTCAATAGATCAAATGAAAGAACTTGTAAAAGGATTTACTGATTATAGCTTAGATACGATTGAATTGCATGTGACAGGAGTTGCTGAATCTGATGGAATTACTAAGTTATTTATTGGATTATCAGCAGAAGCAGGTGTAAAGCTTGTCTTAAATAAAAATATGTGATTTTGCATCTCTTTGGGGGTGCTTTTTATCCTAAATGTCGAAATTTGACGAACGAATCACCAACACGGTGCTCCGTTTTTTCAGTAAAATAAAAAAAGCGTCTAAGCAAAATGCTTAGATGCTTCTGTGAGAGAAATAATATGGCTTATCAACCCAAGTCTCACAATTTAATTATAAACTCCTAAATATGTAACTAAAAGGCGTAACATATTACAACTAACCCATTAAGAAGGCTATTTGTAATTGGTTTGAATTTTCTTCGTACTGAATGTATATGAGGGAAATATGAGTTGGTCGGTATTACCTACGGCAATCCAGTTAAAGCTGCAGTAATTTGTCTAAATTGTGAAGACGAAGATAAGAAAGAATAATGAGAATATACATAAAAATTGTTTGAGCATCTCATTTGAGGTGTTTTTTTATTTGCCCAAATGTCGAAACTTGACGAACGATTACGTCTTAAAATTCTTCGGTTATTCAGTATAGTAAAATCAAGAGGTGTTTAAATTGATTAATGTAAAATTGATGAATGAATTCAAGATTATTAAAGTATGGTCTTGTTCAAAAAAAGATGAAAGGTTTGTCATTGGATTTGTATGCGCTTATTTAGCTCAATGTGAGGATGGTAGATGGTTGGCTATTTTTTCAGAAACAGCTTTCGGGAAACCAGAAGTGGTGATATTAAAAAATAGAACTTCTGCGACGAAGCAATTACGGGAGCGAGGCTTTATGAATCGCGTGAGTAAAATCTATCCTAATGTAATGAAAGGAGTCTGTCCAGTTTAGAAAAAGCAATTAAATGCGAGTTGTTTTAGAGCTTTAATCTAACGGAGTAAGGTGTTTTTATTTTCCCCAACTACATTAAATACCCATTGATAACGAACGAACGTTCGCATATTATAAGAACAAACGTTCTCGTAAGTGGAGAGGTCAATGTGAAGGATACTATCATGAAAGCTATAAAGTATGGATAGATTGTGGATGTCATGTATATCTCGAAAAGTGGAGAAGTGACAAAGCAACGTATTAAAGTTTTGAAACTATATGGTGAATCGTTTCAAGCGTATTGTTTCCTTCGCAATACCAAACGTACATTTTTGATTGATAGCGTCCTGGCATTAATTCCTGTGGAACGAAAAGAGAATATGGTGATATAAATGGGACTCATTCCAAATGAAAGTTTACCGTACATAGAAAGCATGATCTACTTACCGATGATTAATATTTTATTGGAGCGAGATAGGGTAGTGTTTGAAAGTGGGGATTTTAAAATAAGTCGGCCATATATCAACATTATCGAACAATCATTAAACTTGTTCAAAAGGCTCTGCAACTGCTTCTGCAATTTCTTTCGCTAATGATTTCGAGGGTTGTGAATCTTTTTTATATACTTCCAATTTACTTACTCCTCTCACTTCTGGAGTTTTAACAATTGGTTTAGGTAAAGCTTTTGGTTTAAGACCGATGTATTCCACAATCCCTAATGCATTAGCTTACCAATCCCTTCAATTTTTATGATAGATAAAGCACCTCAATTGAGGGTTAACAGATGGGACATATCCGCTCGGTCCTATAACGAGAGAAGAAGCAGCAGTCATGGCTACCGAGCATCAAAGAAGTAAGAATTGAATAAGAGCCCAGTAATGACTTAGACACCTTTGTTTGGCGTTCTTAGTTTATTACACAATAAAGCTCCGAACTGCGAATACAGTTTCGGAGCTTTATTCAGTATATTTCAGTGCTAATTTTACGTGCTGTTTATAACATTTTTCAAAATCAAAACGACGTAATTCTTGTTACTCAAAAATTAAAACCGAGAAAATTTATAACTGTAGTGTACTAGTGAGTGGTAATTATTCTTTTCTTAAAGTTTAATAATAGAAGAAAAAATTACTCCTTATATTCATATAATGAAATTGATTCAGGACGAGCTTCAATTCCTATTTTTCGCTTTCCATTTGAAAAAAAACGTGTTGCTCCCAATTGCTCTTCTTTCAATTCAGACCAACCCTCCTCTTCTATAGCTTTTAAATATTCCTTACTAATCCCTTGTGGTTCATTTTTATTAGAATACCGGTACTTTTGAAATGCTATTACGTTTAGATTAGTAGCCTCACTGTCTACAGGCGTTGCCCCGACGGGTATTGGAAAGTCCTTTATAACTTCTGAAGATTCAAATCCTTCCTTAGAGCAACCGAATAATATAAGTAGTAAGAAAAGAAATATAGCAGATAATTTTCTCATAATTTAATTCCTTTCAGTAAATGTTTTTGTATTATTTGTTATAAAGAATTATACACAAAAAGTTTTAGTAACAAAATGTTTTTAGTATTCTCAAAAATAAAAAAGTGTGATATATTAGTATAGTTGTAAAAATTTGTTTTTTTACACAAATAATTTTACTTATGAAAGTTGGAGAAAATGTGAAACGTTTGTCGCGTGTAATTCTTATTTCATCATTACTATTAGGAGGGACGGCTTTCGGAGAATTGAATTCAAGTGCATATGCAGCAGAGTTTGATAACGAAACTATTAAGAAAGTCCATAGCTTAAAAAAATTAATACTTCCTAATGATGGAGCGAATAAAGAAGAAACAAAAAAGAATGCTTGGAAAAAGCACAATCATGCAATTAATATTGTAGAAAAATTCTACGAAGATCAAGGTGTCACTGTATCTAATGATTTTGATGATGTTAAGTATCGGGAACAAGTAAAGGCCCTTATCTCAGTAGTTTTTGGTTTCAAGGAAAATGAGCAAGATGTGGTTAGCGAGTACCTTAAGTTTATAGATCTTTATGAAAACTATGAGGAAAACGATCAAATAGATAAGTTAACCAAGAAATTTGATGAAAAAACTATCTCTGAAGATGAACTTTCTATTCTTTTCGATCTTGGTGCAACTGACGGGCCAGAAACTCTCGATATTCCAGTCACTGATGAAGAACTGAAAACTCACCTAGAGGAAGACTATGCTTCTATTAATGAAGCAACTGTAGCTTCTATAATTATGCCTGAAGATGATCCAACTCCAATAACTGATCCAACGACTGTAAACGATCCAAATCCCGATTCTGTGGATACAGCAGCAGGCAATGGCTACTCTGCTCTTAAAGCACGAGACTATGCTTATAAATGGACTAGTAACACTACTAGATTGAGAAATAATGCTTCCTACGGTTACTACAGCAATTTAAATAACTGTTATGATTGCTGGTGGGACTGCACCAACTTTGTGTCTCAAGCGGTGGCAACAGGTGGAATTAAATATAAAGGCTCTCTTGGAGGAATTCGTTATAGTGCGAACTGGTATTATGCAAGTAGTTACCCTTACTCACCAACGTTTAGTTGGGGAGGAGCTAATTCCTTCTATCTACACTTTAGGGATAGAGCACGAGTAGCAAACAGATCTGCGCACCTCCAAACAGGCGACGTTGTAAGTCTTGACACGGGAGGAGATTCAAAAATTGATCACAATGTATTGATTACGAAGAATTGGGGTAATTCTTCTTCTCAAAAATTCTTTACGGCACATGAAACTGATACTAAAGAAGAATATGCTTTGGATCGTTATTATAATCTAGGGTACAAAGTCTACGGTCTCGAAATGGATAGAGCGAGCAACTTTTAAACCTGATTTCTTTTGAGCCGTTCACTTCTAAAATTAAACATCTTAATTAGGAACATATAATCAAAAACCCTTTTCCTTTATCGAGGAAGAGGGTTTTTGAAATTACTTCTTATTTTATTAATATTAAAGAGGTTCTTGGGTTGAATTCCGTGATATAGAATAAGAATAAATGTTCTTTTTTGGAGGGGTTCATGTGAGGGGAATCTTTTGAAGGCTTTGCGATATGGTCAGATTGTGGATGTAATGTACATCTCGAAAAGTGGAGAAGTAACTAAACGACGTATTAAAGTATTGAAACTGTATGATGAATCGGTTCAAGCTTATTGTTTCCTTCGCAATACTAAACGTACATTTTTGATTCATTGCGTCCTGGCATTAATTCCTATGGATCGTAAAGAGAATATGGTGATATAAATGGGACTCATTCCAGATGAAAGTTTACCGTACATAGAAAGCATGATCTACTTACCGATGATCAATATTGTATTGGAGCGAGATAGGGTAGTGTTTGAAAGTGGCGATTTTAAATTATGTCGGCCATATATAAATATCATTGAACAATCAATTAAATTTATTCAAAATGATTTAAAGGAAACAAAAATGTATCTCAGAAAAAACAACATGAGAATCATTAAAGGAAATCGTGACGACTCATGTACGGAATACACTTTCTTTTATGGAGGTTATGAACAGCATCGAAGATATTTGAACGTGAGGCTACGTAATCGTGCTGAAGAGCTATTGGAAATGTATTTAAATATGACAAAATAAGAGCACAACCACGAATGTGTGGAAGGGCTCTCGTGATACCACTTATGATACCTAAACTAAGTGAAATAAGAAACGTGCCGATTTCATGCCGATTCATATTGAAAAGATATGAATCATTTTGAATACACATAACTTAAAAACCTTTATTTAACACGTTTACTACAATAGGAAGAAACTCTATTAAAACGTTTGTTAATTAAGTTCGAAATGGAAGGTTCAATCGGATAATTCCTAGCCTTTATAAACCTCGCCCTTGGGCGAGGTTTATTTTTTTGTGGAAATCGATGAACATT